TGCAATACTAATATATTTTATCATTAATAGAACCCATACCAACCCCATAAATCATACCCCTGAGAAAAACAGTTCTTGCTTTATGATAAAAACTGTGATATAATAAATCATAATTTAGATTATAAGCCAATACAAACTACCTATTATGGATGCTACTTCCAATCTGGGAATCGACATATAGGAGCGTAAGCGGATATATGGAGTCCCTAACTATGAAGAAAAGCTATCCATTGATTGTATAAACCAAATCATACAAGATAACCAAGCATAATCTAAAGCATCTAAAATAGTTCATTCGAACTTAATCAACCAATAACAACCTAACTACTTACTACAAACTTCTAAAGATTCTACACAACTTCCACCAACCAAAATTTTTTAAAGGCGTAAAAAAGCCCAACATAAGTTAGGCATAATTTACACAATCTCTTTCCTTAGCTTCAGGCGTTAGGACTTCTTAGTATTGATGTATCTTGTAAGATACGGATTCTTTGAGTCTCAACTGTTTCTCTATGTCCATTAGCGAATTTTAAACGCATCTGGAACCCCGTTGGGGTTTCGATAAGACCTAATGCTTCTGCATATAGTCCATTCACTGAAATAAGCTTGTCATTTCTTCTATCTTTCGTTAGTTTTGCTACTCTCATATTTCTCCTAGTTTGATTTCTTCTATTGAGTAAAGTAAGACCTTGAGAGCTTCTTTAGGAGCTTTGTCTAGTCCCTTGAAGCTTTCGTAATCCTCGTTTAGTTCTTCAGCTATGCCAAGCACCAGCTGGGACTTAGTTACTGGTTTCTCTCCAGTTTTGGTAACATATTCTGTCTTTTTGTATACACCTTCTCTTGATAACTTACCTATTATCGACTTCACACTCTTGTTAAATTCTTGTGCTAAGTTCTCTACTGTTTCTCTAGTAGGGCTTTCAGTATATTCTTGTATCATTCTAGATACCTGTTCTTCTGTGTAGTTTAATGCCATGCATCCTCCCATTTTTTGATTTGTGTTTTAACTCTGTGGGTTGACATTCCCCACTCCTCTGCTGCTACTTCAATAGCTTCTTCAGTTCCATACTGTTCTTCCCAACTCCAGAACTGTTCTTCTCTAGTTGTTTCTTTGGTATGCATCTACTAACTCCTCTCCTACTAGTTGTTCTCCGAACCACTTCTTCTCTCCAGTACTGATAATCTCTCTCAATACAGTTCCGTTCCAGTACTCTAGGTCTATTACTTTTTCGGTATTGTTAGTGTCATCATACCACATCGAACCTACACTGTGTGCATGAATGAGTTTAACTTTTGTTGCCCACTCCTCTGCTTCTAGTAGTAGGCGTTGTTTCTCTACTCTACTGTCGTATTGACTCATTACCACTCTCCTCTATCAAAGAAGTTGTACACATAGTCGTCGCACACTTCATTAGGATATACACTTCCATCTTCGGTTTCGTACTCTCCATGCCAGTCAAAGTCTTCTGCATCAATGTCTATGTCTGGATATTCCTCTTTGAAGCGAATATTTATGTCTTCACCTTCGATTTCTTCATAATCTAGGACAGCTATCCACTCTCCATCGAGCATTTCTGTTTCACAGGTAGCAACTCCTACAAAGTTTCTGAACTCATCTTCATAAGTCATTCTAGTAAACACACTGTGCCCACATTTGTTACTAATTGCTACTGATAAATGCTCAAACATTTCTGTTGGAGGACTCCAAGCACTATAGCCTGATAATGTACTGAAATCGTGGTCTTCTAAATGACACCACTTGGCTCCTACATTATTCATATACCAATCATACATGGTATCGTCAGTACAATCGTTAGGCATAAAAGGTTGTTCTTCTAGTTCTACGATTTCTGTTACTGTATATGGCTCTATGGGTTCTCCTGACCAGTTGGTGGTTACGGTTCTTTCCCATGTTCTTACCAATTTATCTATTACTTCTGCTTCTGGTTCACTAATGTGAAAATATACATGATTTGCCATTATTTAAAGTTCTCCCATAGTATATATAAACCAAAAGCACTAGTTCCAAAGCCTATTACAGCAAAGAAGTTTATAATCATATCTATCATATGTCACCTTCCTGTCTTACTTCACTTCTAATTACCTCGAAGCCATTAGGATAACGCTTCTCTAGTTTTCTGATGTTCTCGTCCATCACTTCTTCGGGGGTAAAGCCAAGGGCTTTGCATCCCTGTACCCAATACCACAACACATCTCCTAACTCTCTTTTCATGTGAAAAATCTCGTCGTTTGTGAACTGTGTGTTGTTTTGGAATACTTTTTTCTTCACTACTTCAGCAAACTCTCCACTCTCAGCCATCATGCCTATAAGTGCAGTCATCAACCTTGCCATGTCAATTTCGCACTCAATTAGTACTCCATTCTGCATGGTGTGGTTTCCCATTAATCTATCTAATCTGTCGCACATTTTAGTAGTATCTTTACTTGTTTCGGATGTGCACTGGTCTACAAACTTTGCATAGTCGTTTATCTTACTCATTACGCCACTCCCTCACTTATGTCGGATATGAACTTCTCCATGTCCTGAAGTGCTTCCCACTTCTTTCTGTCTAATATCAATTCGTCATCTCGAAGAACTGTACCATCTTCTAACTTCACGAACATATGTATCGTGTTTCTAGCAGGACATTCTCCCTGCCACGCTTGTTTAGTATCACTTGGATACTGTATGTTTGTTATCTTACTTCCATTCGCCCACATACCTACTGCGTAATGTCTATTGTATTTATTTGCCAATGTCTTTTACCTCTTGTCTTGGTATCACTTGATATGCACCTTTATTATAAGCAACTGATACCGTATATTGCTTTGATACTTCTTGTTTGTAAGAGTTGTCCGTTGGTGTCTTGTATTCTCCAATCGGCATACTAGGGATGTCCTTCGTACTCTTAAATGTTTTTGTTTCTTGTTTAGCGAAATTAGGTGTCGCTTTCTTACTTGCGTATAGTTTCTTTACTTTACGCTTACGACCATGCTGGTCATACATCATACTGCCTTTAATCATCTTCTAACTTTAACTCCTCTGGCAATCTAATGCCATTTAATTCACACAATCTATTGAGCATGATTTCATACTCCATTGTGAGGTCTACGACCATATCGTTTAGTTCTGCCAAATCATTTAGGCACAACTTTATTTCGTGTTCACACTCTTGTAGTGCATCACGAAGTTTCTTTGCTTCCGTTACTGTAGGAAATTGTATTACTTTACCCATATTACCACCACCTTGGTAAGTTGAGTGCCACTATGAATAGCAGCACTGCGATTAGAAAATATACTTCGAATCCGAACATTATCTGCCCTGACCTTTGTACTTCTTGAATGAACGCTTTTTGTTCTTGTTCATGTTAAGACTCACTCTGTTGTGGCTATCGCCTTGTGATGTTTTCTTTTTTACACTAATGTGTTGTGTTTTTCCACCCCATCTCATGTCGTCACCTCACTTGGCTCTACCCAGTTAATTTGGATGCCTCGTCTCGCCAACTCATTTAGACACTTTTGTCTTTGCTTTGGCTTTGTTCTATCTTCATTGATGCACTTGAACAGTTCGTCCTTGTTCACATCTTTGATATAGAAGTGCTTGTCTTTTAGTTTAGACGCTTTCACTCCACGCTTAAACACTTTTTCTGATTGTTTGAATTTTGTTGGCATTACGCTCTCCTTAAAATAATTCTTTTTGTATTGTTCTTTGTCCCATGAAGTCTTGCAACTTCTCGAACCCCTTTGTTTCTGCGTTCCACAGATTGCCTCTTACAGGTCTTTGTTTGTCTACTGCATCTTTGATGCGTTCTTTTAGTGTATCAACTAGGTGTTCGTAGATAACATCTAGCATGTATTCGTATGTTGGGTCGTCGATTGTGTTGTAAGCATACTTCATACTTGCCATAACAAGTGTCTCACTTACATCTGCAATTTCGCAAATGAACTCATCTGTATGCACCTCGAAGGCGTTCCAGTATGAGAGTGACTCTCGCACATCTTCCGAAGTCATAACACCATACACTATTGCGTTGTGATTGTCTTCCCAATTTGATAATTCTTGCCACATCATAATTTTA